ACGATAAGATCTCATTTCGAGTAAACTTATCAGCAATTTCAGATAGATCATTAACCGGTACAAGTTTGAATGGATCTCTAAAGAACGTTATCGATTGGTTCTGCGATCTTGCTGTTTTAGTCAAGAATTTTCGCTTTGACTCGTCTGTTATCGAGGATACGATCGGCTCTATCGTACGGTTGTGATAATTTAACATCGTTCTTTCGTCTGCGGTTCCATCTAATATACTCTGAGTGATGCCTAACTGGCTATATAGCATACTCGTTAAATATTCAATCTGACCCATTAGATTGTTACCGATTGGACGATTAAGTTGTGTTATTTTTTCGGTACCGTCAGTATAAGCAATCCCATACTTCGATCCAGATAATTGTTGCTCGATATCTTTCATTCTTTTTTCTGCTTGTTGTTGTCTCGCCTCTGTTTTAATAACATAAGGCAATTGCATAATCAAATCCAACTTACCATAGCTACTTTGCTCATCGATAGAGTCCAATAAGTTTAACTTACGGATTAGTCTCTGCATTGTAGAGTTCGGCTCGTTGATAACGGCATACAAAGGGTTTTCAATGATTGCCACCGTTGATTTTGCCACATAAACATCTTCTTTTAACCCGGTCTTATCGTTATAAACTCGAACTTGAACATGTGTCGGCGTCCATTGTAGAATCTTGGCAGTTCGCATTGTTTGGATGTCATATGAATTTGTCAATAACGGATTCATGGTGGTATCAATCGGAACTAATGCCACACATCCTTCATCAAGCATGGACATCACTGCGTCTTGAAGGAATAATCGACCGGTCTGATCAATGTTTGCCTCGAGATTAAAACAAATGTTTAAACCAGAGTTGATAGTCTCAAGAAACTGATTATTATCGTCGGTACGAATATGTCTAATTGATACAGCCGCAGCATCCATAGCTATTCGGTTGTATACAGACGTTACGATTGATCGTTCATTACCACCATGCAACCGAGGTCTGTCGGGTCTCGAACTCGAACTTCCTCCACCATAGGAACTATAGTAAGGAGTTGGATCTTTGTTTGTAAACGCGTTCCAAGCGTGTTTTAGTCTAGAACCTATAGTGTTCTCCATTTTGAATTTCTCCTTAAGATTTTCTAACTAACAACAAAGTCTACAAAACTCTCTCCTATTTGTATTAATGTTGAGGCGTTTTTAGCATTGACTTGACTCTTGAGATTTCCATACATAGCCAGATATTTAACAGCAGTAGCCGCACCAACAGCTATCGTCGCAGCTGATGCTATGTTGGTTGCGGTTCTAACTCCTTTTTCATACCTTGCTTGTCGTTCATCGTGAGTTGACTCGTGTTTCTTAACGGCTTTCATGTATCGCGAACCAATATTTTTTGCCGTTGATGCCACTTTTGCTTTACGTTTACCCCACTTCATTCCTTTTTTACCATAATGCATCAATTCGTTTGGTGTTGTTTGATTATATTGCCACATATGTTTTCCTTTCTAAATTACAGCCTTAGCAACTTCCAGAATCATCATCGAAGCCAGGTATTGACGCCCAGCGGTGACTTGCTCTTTACTAATGGTTGATACGGTGGTTGTGTTTGAAAATTGATCATTCCTGGTATTTATTGATTTTCTACTACCATCAGCCTTTTTAATATCAACAGATTTCTTATAGAGATCGTCGTTCTTGGTTGTTTCTACATAACTTTTACTACCATCCGAATTCTTTTTGTATTCAGAACTTCTTTTTGTCCCTAAGAAATCGGATTTAGTTTCAACGCGTACGGACTTCTTTTTTCCAGGATCTTTAATTACGGTTTTTGTTTTACCGGTGAAAGGTGTAAAGGCAGAAGTCGTCACTCGTTTTTTACCGCCACTAGCTGTGGTGGATCTAGCTGTTCGACGACCCCATTTCATTCCTAGTTTACCATAATGCATAAGTTCGTCGGGTGGTTGTGAATAATTATATTGCCACATTTTTTTAATTCCTTTCTAGTCAAACGCGTCTTTGTTAGCTTTATAGGCGATGTACGCATCCATCATAGCTGCAACGGCGTCTATTTTTTGTTCTTGTCTTTTTTTGTAAAGTTTGCGGTTACCATTGGTATCCTCGAGAGTGATACAGTTGCCCATTGCAAAAGTCATTAACTCTTCGTCAAAGATTAACATTCGTTCTTCTGAAAGTTTCTTGAGTTCTCCGAGTGGTACAGACTCCGACTTAACTCCTTGGATAACTTTCTCAATTCCGAACGGGCCATTCTCTAATTCCCAGCGAGTAACAAATTCTTTTGCATTGTATGGATCGAAACCGAAACATCTAACATCATAACCCATGCTGATAATATGAGCATCGAGGTCTTCATAGACTTCCATCATGTCGAGAACGGTTCCCTCAAGAACAATAAGACTTCCTTCGTTCATGAATTGATCGTACTTGAATCGCATAGCCGCTGGTAGTTTCATAAGCGTTAATGATGAAATATAATTTCGAGTTTTAATTCCGAAACAACCATTAACCAGTGGGAACATAAATGTAAAAGCACAGAAGTCATCACCCTGGGATAAATCCGCTCCAAGTGCACATGGCATTTGCCAAAAGTCTCGTTTTCGATGGATTAAAGTTTCTTCGTAAGTGAAGTAATATGTATAACCCTCCATTGGGATTCCAAAACGTTTAGCCAGAATATCATTCCTAGCTGCTGGAGCGTTTTCAGCTCTTTCAACATCAAGTTGATAGGTTTCATAAGAAACGGTCTTACCGATGTTGGGGTTTGCTTTCATCCACATATCAGGATTAGAAACTTCTTCGACAGTGTCGAGTTTATACCACCAGATCGAAACATGCGGGTTTACATAATCACCTTTTAAGATGTCTTGTAACTCCATTTTGATTGTATCACCAGATCCATTACGGACTGTGCCTTCTGAGCTCGTTGCGATGATTAGGTAATCATCAACTTTAGATGCACCCTGTTCGATTGCGCCGATTACATCTTCCCGGATGTCTCCCGACAACCATTCATCCACTGTGGCGATTTTAACACGCAATCCTTGGAGTTTTATGATCGACATTGGACGAACTTCGAGTAAAGATCCGGTCAGAAAGTTCTCGATACCCTTTTTAGTGGATACTAACTTCTGTCTATTAGCTCGAGATCCGGTAGTGTTCTGTAATGATCCTTCTGTTAGAAATTTAAACAGTGGACCTCTGGCTCTAGTGATGGCTGTACGGATTGGAGACATGACCTCTTCGGCCTGCTTCATGGTTGGTGCTGTTGTGATCTGATGGGTGGTTGTTACGTCTACATTTTCGAAGAATGATTGGATGCAGGAATCGTATAAAGACTTTGCCGCACCACGACCAACGATTAAGTATTGTTTATTGATTAGTCTTTTCTTGACTGTTCGTTTTACATAGTGACCTCCTCGTTCGTTTTCGTAAGGTTCGTAAACACTTCGCTCGACATAGTAATACCAGCCGAAAACTTGTTCTCCCCAAATCTTAAACGACTCCAACAAGTTTAAATCGGTACCATCAGTAAGTGTTAGTTCGTTTTCACAATATTCTATCCAACCTTCTACAGCGAGATCGTCGTAGAAAACTCCAGGATTTGCGATAAGTTCATCGATGCGGTTCATCTCCATAGAGATTTCTTTACACACCGGTATTTCTCCTTGCACTACGGCCTCTCTAAACAAGCCGTAGTATTTTGGAACTGCGGTGTTAGATAACGCCATAATTTTGTTTTATCCTTTCAACTGTTTTAAAAAATTTTTGATGCTCCTGTAAAAGCTTTATTGATTGAATCATACTTTATAGATTTAAGGTCTACAGTTTTTAAAAAGTTTACACCAACAGAAACAGCGGCTTTTACCTCTGGGCTATTAAAAGTCTTAACCGCTCCCAATAGTGCTGGAATCGCCACACTGCCAATTTTAACAGCTCTTTTAATGTTATATTTCCTTGTTTCTTTTCGCACCTTATACGACAAACTGGCATCGATTTCTTTTGGGGTAAATCGCTCTCCATGTTTATTCATGTACTCTTTTGGGTATCCATTTTTTGCTCTTTTGGAAACCATCAATTCTTTTGTCGATCTGTTTTTGTTGTGTACTTCTTTTCCTAGTTTTCTAAACTCTTTAACTTCTACTTTATTCTGTTTTTTTTAATTGTTTATATGCTGCTTTTTCAGAAGAAGTACGTTTACCCCACTTCATACCCTTTTTACCATAGTGCATGAGTTCGTTTGGTTGTGAATGATTATATTGCCACATAGGTTATCCTTTCAACGATTTTATAGCCACGGCTATTCCGAGAGCAGAACTGGTAACTGCTAAAACGCCCCCAGCAACTTGCAATGCGGTATCGACATTTGCTCGACCTTTTGAAATTTGATTTGCGCTTAGATTCGCGTACTGCTGTTCTAAACTCATTCTTTGAATCTTTTCTTGGAGTTCGGCATTAGTCATTTTTCTCGATTGAGATTTTGATTTGTTGGTTGATTTGTTTCTAGACACAACGTTACTCGTGTTTCGAATTGCATCAACGCCAGGTCTAGCATTATCTGAAACATTTTTCCCTATGGATAAATGCGCTTGTGTTGGACGAGGAGCCATCCTTTTACCCCATCGCATTCCTTTTTTACCATAATGCATTAATTCGTTTTGTGTCATGGTTCAAGTACCTCCTCGACTAATGGTGGATCTGTAGTTGTGAGTAATCGACACTCCAACTCTCTGATTATTTGTTCGTATGATTTTGTCACGGCTGAATTTGTTGGTGGGTCAAATAACAACCGGACTCTAAGATAGATATAGGTTTTTACAGATTCGAGATCGGTAGAAGTGGTTAACCAATCGCTCCATTTATCTGTAGCACTGGTAATAACAAAACCAGTAGTCGGACCAACACCTATTTGTGATAGGATTGAGATTATCGTGTTGATATGGATCGTAATATCCGTATCGAATTGAGTATACTCAGCAGTTATACCAAGAAGTTTTTTAATACTGTTTAAGATACTATCCATAATTACAACCTACCAATTTACCATAATTTTGTATCATTCGGACTCCTTTCTAACGGGGTTTCAGATATAAGTAGCGTTTCGTCCCCGTAGTGAATAGCGTTGTGAGTATTTAATTGTGTGGATATTAGAAACTCAGGATCGAATAAGATTGGGTTTCGGTTTTTAACATCGTCGATCGTTATTGGGTTTATATGGTGTACAATAACCATCCCAACAATTTCCAAACCGGGAACACCTAGATCACAACCATTATCTCGTACAATAACTCGTGTTCTGGAGATTTTCCATTCTTTAAGTTTATAAAACTGCTGGTTTAAATACCGATCGAAACCAAAAGTAGACGCTCCAAGTTCTCCGCCAAGTTTTAAATATCGGTAACGTTCTACAAGCGTTTCAAACTGTGTAAGTTCCGAATAACACTTATTCATCGTAATCGTTCGCTCCAGAAATACCACCGCTGTAACTTTTCATCGCATCAAGGGCGTTCTTGTAAAGCTCTTCAACTCTCTGGGCAGATTGCAGTGACTCTGTTTTTGCTTCGATAAGATCCATTTGTTTCTTCTTGAATTCGTAATCGAGTTTCTCTTTTGTTGATCCGAGTTTCAGATAGTGGGTAATGACTTGAGAGGAGGCTGTTCCATCGAGTAATTGTTTCTCTGCAAGTTCAACTGCCAAGGATACTAACTGATTCTCTCTTGCTTCTGGTGTTGCTGCGGGTCTCATAGTTCTGGTCGACCCTTTTGTGTTGTCTTTTGATTTACTCTTTTTCACTTCTAGCCTCCTTTCTGGTAGTTATGAAAGATTCTTTACCTTTGTTGTCATAATATCTGAAAGATTATCAAACAATATAATTGGAGACCTCATACCACTTGATTGTTGATCGTTAATATCTCGAATAGCGCTATATCCCTTATCGGCTAAACGATCATAGAATTCTTGATAGACACGTTTGTCGTTCATATCAGGGGTTCTTAGGTTGGTGTTCATACCATTATACAATCGTCTGGTTAGTGCTTTTTGTTGTGATTTTGTTAGGTTGTCGTAACCATCAAATTTCTTACCGAATTTTTCTTGAGCTACTGGACTTTCTTTAACCCAGGTAGAAAAGGTATCTAATGAAACTTTCTTTCCAGCAATTTTTATGTCTTTGTTACTAACCAAAGTTTTTTGGGTTGTCCAATGTGCTCCGAATAAATCGTTTTTTGCATAGGCTTTATTATCCCTTTTTAAATGACTTGCATAAAATAATTTTGTTAAGTCTTCACCCTCTTTACCCATATGTTGAAAGGGGGTTCCTTTTTTTATAACGGTATTAGCGTTCATGGAATAATACTTATGAGCGAAATATGAACCGGCAGCTATAACCGCCACGCCAGCCGTTACTGCTGCAATTTTTTCTGCTTTTATGCGACGATCAGCGGCCAACTCAGCTTCTTTTGTAGATAGCCCTTTCTTTTTATACTTGGCTTGTAGTGATTGTCTTCTTTTGGAGATTGTTGGAGCTGTATGTTTCGAATTCCTTTTACCCCATTTCATACCTTTAACTCCATAGTGTTTTAAGCTACTATTTATTATGTTCACACTCCTTTCTAGTAGATTTGGTGTAGTTTTACTTACTGTCTGAAAAGTTCCGTGAGACTTTTAGTTCAGTCTTAACAGGTTGCGAGGCTGTGACGGATGGATGGTAAAATTTATTAATCAATAGGAGGCGATTAATGAAGCGACGTGTCGTGGAGATACGTAATGGCTCTCACGGAACTTTTCAGACAGTAAGTAATTGGTTTACATTGACTAAAAATCACCCCCGGGGAATTTTTGAGG